TGACTATTTTACTTCCTCTTTACCGTGGACGCAGAAAGGACCTGGTGTTTCTATAGGACTTGCTGGCACTGCTTCTATAGTCGATCCTTCGCCTACGGCTGGTTATCTGCTTCATAGCACTAGTAATCAGCTTGCCGCTGTTTCCGCTTACCACGGCAATGCTTCTTCTGGTGGTGAAAGAAGTGCTTCTGGTTCAGGATCTATAACCTTTAATCGTGGTGGCGGTTCAGAATGGAGTAATGTAGGCGGTTTTGCTGGCAATTCTACTACTAACATTACTTTGTCTGCTCAATCTGCTAATACCTACTTGGGTAATGACTCTTATGTCGACTTGGATACTTCGAGCATTTTTACTATTAATAGCTTGCGTACAGCCTTTCAGATGCAAAAATTCTATGAACGTCTTGCCCGTGGTGGTAGTCGGTATACAGAAGTGCTTCGCTCTTTCTTTGGCGTAGTTTCTCCTGATGCTCGTCTTCAGCGTCCTGAATTTCTTGGTTCTTTTACCAAAATGGTAAATGTCAATCCTATAGCTCAGACTTCTGCAACCGACGACACCTCTCCGCAAGGTAACCTTTCTGCTTATGGTGTTACTGCTGCTAAATTTCATGGCTTTACCAAATCTTTTGTTGAACACGGCTATATCTTGGGTTTTGTATGTGCTCGTGCCGATCTTACTTATCAGCAAGGTATTAATAAAATGTGGCTTCGTTCTACTGTTTACGATTTCTATTGGCCTACATTCGCGCATCTTGGTGAGCAGGCCATTGAACTTCGTGAGATCTATGCTCAAGGTTCTGAATCTGATACTACTGTCTTTGGCTATCAGGAACGTTATGCCGAATATCGTTATAAACCTTCGCAGATTACCGGTAAGTTCCGTAGTTCTGTAGTTGGTGGCACTTTAGATAAGTGGCATTTGTCCCAGTTTTTTAAAACTGCTCCCGCTCTAAACGAGGAATTTATTGTGGAAAATCCACCTATTGAGCGCATTATTGCTGTTCCCAGCGAGCCTGAGTTTTTGCTTGATATAGGCTTCCGTTACACTACTGTGCGTCCTATGCCTATGTTTGGTACGCCCGGCCTTGTTGATCACTTCTAGAAGGAGTTGGTTTTATGTCATGGCTTTCTGATACTTTAGGCAGCGTAGCTGGTTCTGTTTTTGGATCTGCTGTTCAGAATCATTATAATTCCGCTAATGCCGCACAGGCTAACGAGTGGAATGTTGAAAATTATAAGCATCGTTATCAATGGGCTGTAGAAGATATGCGCAAGGCTGGTCTTAATCCTATTCTTGCCGCAACTAATGGTATAGGCGGTTCTATATCTGGAGCTTCGGCTGCTTCTGTAGGTATGAGTGATATAGGTTCTACCATGAACTCTGCCAAAGCCGCTAGTGCCGCTGAAAGGCAGGCTAAGAATGCCGAGCATCTTGCAGTATCTCAAATTGAAAAAAACGTCGCAGAAGCCGATTCTGTGCGTCAGAGCACCCATGGTACAGTTCTTCAGAATGGTATTCTTGCAAATGATTTGAATCTTCGCGAGCAGACTTATGAAAAACGTCTTGGTTATGAGCTTGAAAAGATGAATTTGGAGCTTGAAAACCTTCGTCTTCAGGGTTCTTACCTCAGCTCTGGTGTTTTGAACAACATTGCTTCTGCTAATCGTGCTAATTCTGCTGCCGCTTTTGATAATATTCAAACTGAAATGGTAGGTATGGAACGTGATTTCTATAAAAATATTGAAAGTCTTACAGGTGCTCCTAGGTCTGTCGCTAGTGGTGTTGGTTCTACTGTCAAAAATATTATAGGCTTTTACGGAAATCGTTATTTTGGAAGGAGATAATTATATGTCTAATAAAACTACTATGATTCTTACTTTTATCGTTTCTGTTGTTGTCCCTTTTATTCAGGAAGTTGTAGATCTGATCGAAGCTCTGAAAGGTAAAGCTTCTTCGAATACTGTTACTGCTAAAAAGGTTGCTTCGGATTTTCAAAACGATGTTGCGCAACTTGTTGAGCCAGTTGCTAATAAGAATGATTCTAAAAAAACTGGCCGTTTTTTCGGTTCTTGGAGGGATGCTAAATGAGACGACATCGCTTATCTAAACGAGGTTCTCGCCGTCTTTTTCGTCGTACCTCCAGATCTAGACGTAGAAATTTTAAAAGAGTAGGACGAGGTGGATTTAGGATTTGACATTCTGACTTAATCCTGATACAATCGGTACAGGTGATTAATATGGTTTGTTATAATCCTATTCTTATGTACCCAGTTGAAGGAGCGATTACGAAAAATGGAAAACAACATTATAGTTTTTACGGTAGCCTTGCCTCTCACCCTGAGCTTGCTAGCGATAGCCGTTTCATTCGTTGTTCTTGTAAACAATGCATCGGTTGTCGTCTCGAAAATAGTAGACAGTGGGCTGTCCGTGCTGTTCACGAAGCCCGTTCTTCGTCTTCTGCTTATTTCGTCACTTGCACTTTTGACGATTATCATTTGCCATGTGATAAAAGTTTAAGCAAAAAATTTCATCAGACATTTATGAAGAATCTTCGTCGTGAGTATGGCAGTGGCATTCGCTTTCTTGGCTGTGGTGAATATGGTGAACTTCATGCTCGTCCCCATTATCATTACATTTTGTTTAATATTGATTTTGATGACAAAATTTTTCGGTTCCGTACAGACGGTTACAATACTTATACTTCTTCTCGTTTTGCCAAAGTATGGAAATACGGTATGCATCTTATTGGTGAGTTTAGCTTTGATTCTGCTGCCTATGTCGCTCGCTATATAGTTAAAAAGCAGACAGGTAAAGATGCTCCTTCTCACTATAAAGGTCGCATTCCTGAATTTATGGTTGCTTCCAATCGTCCCGGTATAGGCGCTAAATGGCTTGAGGATCATGGTGAAGAATGCTACGCCAATGATTATATTATTATCAACGGCAAAAAGATGCGTCCTCCTCGTTATTACGATAAAAAATTTGACGAAACGCATCCTCACTGGATGGAATACATTCGTAATAATCGCATTGAGAAGATGTTTCATAACTTGGAGAACAATACTTTTGAGCGTTTGGTTGACCGCTGTCGCGTTCAGGAAGGTAAGTATAAACATTTTCTTGGCAGAAAGCTTGACCAAGTATTATAACTGTGTTATCATTAAGTCAGAAATGAGGTGATGCTTATTAGTGAACTTGAAGCTGTTAAAAAATTCTGTCGTGAGCGTAATATTTCTTTTAATTACTCTTTTAGTGGTAGTAAATATGCCGCTTACTGTCTTAAACCTAATGATTCTAAAGTTATTCGTCTTGATAATGACTATTTTGTTATATCAAAAACACTTTATCTTACGATTCGTAGGTATTTAGTTGCATTTAGAAAAGGAGATGGTTCCGCTGAGACTTTATTCCATTTATGATTCCAAGGCTGAACAGTTCAGTCCCCCGCAGGTTTATCATAACGATATGCTTGCTCTGCGAGCTTTTGAAGGTATAGTTAATGATGATAAAATGCTTATTAAAAAGTATCCTGAAGACTTCTCTCTTTATTATGTTGGCAATCTCGGTGACAGCGACGGTCGCTATTACGTTGAGAATTGTGACGAGTCCCGTATTCCTATCATGGTTGGTCGCGCCATAGAATATTTGCAGACTATTGACAATAACTCTACTAAATGATAATCTAATAAAGAGCGTATCAGAAAAAGGACGATCTCATGGAGATCGCCCTTTTTTTGTACGCTACGCCCGCCGCGTCTAGGCGCCTGCGAAAGGAGGTGAAACTATGAAATTTAAGACAGCTTATGACCCTGTAGAAGAACATGATCATTGCGGCATTGAGTTTACCATGCCCTCTCTTACAGTTCAGGACGAGAAAGATGAAACTGATATCAATTACATCGTAAATAAGTATGCAGACGGTCAGAAAGGTATTATGACTCTTGACCTCGGCGATAGTTCGCAATACGCTTATCTGCAGTTCGGAGATGCAACGCTTCCCGGTGACTATAGTACAGCGCTTGAGCTTGTGTCCGGAGTTCGTGAAGAATTCTACAGTTTACCGGCTTACGTTCGAGCAAAATTCGGTCACGATCCTATGAATTTCATCGATCATTTGAATGATCCTGCAACGCTTGAATATCTCCAACAACAAGGTTTTTATGGTAGTAAATATACCTTCGATGAACCACAACAGTCCGTAATTAATAAACAAACACAAGAAAAAAGTAACACTTTAGAACAAAATAATGAAGAAACACAAAAATAGGCGTCACCGAAGACAGTTACTTACTTGATGTAACTGTCGTAGGTGACGCAAAAATAATCTACAACCTAATAATAATTTGCTTTAGGTTAATTATTAGGTTTACACTTCGAAGAAGGTGAAATTTTGGCTCGAAAAAAAATAAGAGTTCGAGGACACCGCTTTAGCGATGCTCCTGCAATGTACATGAAAAGGACTAAATTCGACCGTTCTCATGTTTATAAGACAACGTTTAATTCAGGTAAGCTCATACCGATATTTGTTGACGAGGTTTTGCCTGGCGATACTACTCGTATGTCTGTTAATTATTTCGCTCGCTTGGCTACTCCTATTAAGCCTATTATGGATAATATTTATCTGGATTGGTTTTTCTTTTTTGTCCCAAATCGCCTCGTTTGGGAGCACTGGCAAAACTTCTGTTTTGAACAGGAGGATCCTGATGATAGTACTGATTATGTTATCCCTACTGTTTCTGCTACTGGTAACTCTGAAAATGCCTATATAGGCTCTCTTTGGGACTATTTCGGCTTACCCGTGAATACGTCTGGTAATATATCTGGTATTAGCGCTCTTCCATTTCGTGGTGTTTACCTTATTTGGAATGAATGGTTTAGAGACGAAAACCTCCAGAAATCCGTCAAGATTCAGAAAGGCGATACCAATGAAGTTTTGAACTCTGCCCGATCTTCCGAACAGCCTGCTTGGGTGTTTACAACTGGTACTAGCATCGTTCCTGGCCTCGCCTGTCCGCCTCGTGGTAA